CCCATACTGCTCCTCAAAGCATAGTTCGAGTTCTTGAGGATTCTCTTCCTCATACATTTCTAAGTCATAGAGATTGAGTGCGTATATTTCATCATTGGTGGAAAAGATAATAAAATCAGATTCCTCCATCAGATTAAGCATTGGCATCTTGGGTCTCCTGGGTATCGTCTATAACTAAACCAATAACGTCCTCCAACGCAACCAAAGTTAAGTCATCTCCACCCTGATTGTCGTGAAAGGTAGTGCCGACATATTTCGAGATAAAAACCCCATCTCCGACGCTGATTGACTTTATCTTTAAGAAAATATTATAATCTAACAGAGCCTTGAGTGCATCTGAATCCCCGGTTTTAGCTTTATTGACTAATGCTTCAATAATCGCGTCAGAGTTGTTAATAAGCTCTGCATCCGCGAAGCTATGGTCTGGGACATATACTACATCCGCTAAGTCTGTATCCCTGTCTTTAACTGAATCAGGCGCGTATAATACACTATCTTTACCAATCTTGCCCCCTATTTGACGCCTTTTAACGAGTATTCTATTTCCAAACGGTATAATCTTAAACATTCTTACTCCTTTCTACCCTGTTTTAAGGTTAAATGATTTACCACTACTTTTAATTCTTCTTGAACACTGTTTACCCAAAATGCAAGTATCAATAATGCTACTCCAAACAATATAAAAATCATTCCAATTAACATCCTTATCCTCCGTTAGGGTTGTTCAATCATTGAACATTAAAAGTTCTGGAACCAATATTTTATCATCATTGGCATTATCTATAACGATATTCCTTTACTTCTGCGAATTTAGACATATACCAGGAGTATTCCAAAAGACAAAAACAATCACTATAATCCGGACTTCTTATTCCCCGCGCCATCATATCCTCTTTAGTCTCAATTCTGATTCTTCCTCTTGGATCTGGCGACTTCTGCTTAATCGAACATAATTGATTCTTGAGTATCTCATATTCCTTATCCGGCAGGTGTTTAAGATTGTAAAGCCCTTTCTCAAACTTCTTAGCTACTATCCAATAGAATTGGCTGCGTAAATTCTGAAATCTATTATTGTCCATCGCTTGCTGACTTGAACCACCGCGAAACTCTAAGGCGGGAATTCTTTCAGTAGCAAGCAATTCTGGTAATCCTTCACCTACCCCATCTGCATCTACCACCGGGGCTTCGGTCTTTTTAGTGCTGTAAAGGAATCTTAACTTATCTTTTGTTTCTGTAAGGGATATTCTTAAATAGCCCTTTAAGTCAATGATTGTATGCCCGTATCTATAACCGACTACTGTTTCACAAGCCCCGTGCTTAGTTGCTACGTCTGAACCGCATATCCTTACGACATCTTCTTCGTTCTCGGCTTCAAGGGGCTTACCGTCAGCATCTAATCCCATTCTTGCCCTTGTTACCCAGGCGCGGCTGATTAGCGTATCCGGGCCTTCTGTTGGAAACTCGCCTAATACCCTTGCCTCGAATAATGGTGATCCCCGGCCCCATTCATCTGCTCGTTCTGATATCCATTCCTGGGTTACTAATCCGGGTATGGCGCCGTGTTCATTCTGCCAATTAACGCAATCCTGGCAGTTAATCGTTATCTTGTGCCATAAGGGGGACGAGAAACAATCGTAAAAGTTACCTGCGCCATCTAAAGGATTGCCTATCGCTAAAACACGATAAGGGTGTAAGCCTTCAATCGCTTCCCATATTTCGGAGGCTACACCAAGTGCTTCGTCTATAATAACCATCAAGTAAGGCGAATGAAAGCCCTGGAACCTGTTTACTTCGTTAGTGGATATGCCTATTGCGAACCAATCCGGGGCAAATTTAAGCTCTGTCTTTAATAACTCACAATCAATCGGAACTTTAGATTTATAAATCATACCCGCTATCTCTTTCCAGAGGATTTCCTCAACCTGGGTGAAGGTGGGCGCCGTTGTTATAACCTTAGAGGGCTTGTGTGTAATTAAGAACCATAAAGCAACCCAAGCGGCGATATAGGTTTTCCCGCAGGTATTCCCGGATTTAACCGCCGTTTTCTTGTTTTCCTTTACAGACTTGATTACCTCAAGCTGTTTATCCCATAGTAAATTGTCAAAGAACGATTTATGAAACTTCTCGAAAGGGTTATCATACCAACCCTGGACTAAATCAACTTTATCTTTTAATGTTACCATTGGCATCCTCGATTAGCTTTTTTAAGCTGAAATCTACTGAGCCTGAATGTTGTATATCTTGTCTATCACTCCATCCAAAATTCTTTAAAGCGAATATAGCACCAGCGCCTAAGCCTTGTTGTAGTAACTCTTCATACTCTTCTTCCATCCGGTTACGCGCCTTTTTAATAGTGTAAGAGAATTCTTCTTGTTCTTCTAAATCATAAAAACTCTGTCTGCTGCAGAATCCGCAGTATCTTACTAAGCCAGTTATAGTTAGGACTTTTATTTCAATGACTTGTTTGTTATGAGCTGGACCACAGACTACTTTACGAGTATTGCATCCTTTATCAAAATACTCATCTATCTTGATTTGTAGTTCTTCAGCTGTTTTGTATTTAGGTGGTCTACCCATAATAAAAAAACCGCAATCTATTGCCGTTGACAACGGATTGCGGCTTTAATTTAATTTACGATTCCTTATTGCTTATTTCTTCTTTGCTTTCTTTGCTTTCGCTTTGATTTTTACTTTACCTTTGCACGGCATTTTAAACTCCTTGTTAATATAGGGCGTCCCCTATAAACTAAGTATATGGTTATAGGGGGATTTGTCAATAAATAATCTCTATATATAGTAAATCAATGCTTCCGGTAATAATTATTCCAATATTCATACATTGATTTCTTGTGATGTTTGTATTGACAAGCGAAATGTCCGCAGGTTTTCTTTATGATTGGTCGCTTACCGCAGTAAGGACATAGAGGGCGTATTATGTGTATGCGTATTGTCATAATAACATTCTCGTTTTCCCTGCTTTGAAATCAGCTATGAATTGTCTTGCCTGAGTTTCCTGTCCTTCAATGATATTATCTTCAGCCATTTTAAGGAATGCTGCCGACTCTTGATATTTCTTTAATAAGTTTAATACGATAGCGATATTGAATAATATCTTGAACTCTTTAGGGTCTAACAGCTTAGCCATTACCCACATAGTCAATGCTTCTTTATAAGATTGATTGTCCCAACGCTTAAATCCTCTAATATGCCAGGCATACCAAGCCCCGGGGTCTTCAAAGGTCGAACTCTCAACAAGCCAATAATCATCAACATACATCCGCATTACATTAGGCATTCTTGATAGATACATCGTGATAAAGATAGCGAAGATAATCGGATAGTTTACAATTAAACTTGCTAAGGCTACCATTACCCCGATGTTAGGAATATATAAATACCTCTCTGCTGTTTCCTGTTGGATCCTCCTGAAGTTTGAAAACGGGGCGATTGTAATAAAGAACCATAACATTCCGTAAGTAGTAATACTCCAACCTTGAAAGCATAGATAGATAAAAACCCCAATAGTAGTTAATCCTATCCAAAAGAATTTATCTTTAATTGAATAAGCTCGTTTCTTCATTATGTCGTTTCCTGCGCAGGATTGTAAGAATGAATGATAGAAAGTTAATTTGAAAGGTATCAGACTCAACGCCATATAGAACCCCATAGTCTTGATAGCTAATATCAGTTTCTTAGGGTGTATCTTTGCGTCCTCTACTACCGCTTCGACATTAAGTTTTAACAGGACATCTTTCTTAAACTTCTTTCTCCATATCCACCAAATAATCGGAAGCATCACTAATAAATAATACTGATTTGAACCTGCCAAAACTAAAGGGGCAAGATAACCGATATTGAAATACCCTATCATCAATAAAGTTCCCGGGGCGATATAAGGAATTGCCATAGAAACCAAAAGAAGCAAAGCAGTAAGAGCATATCCCCTGCCTGATATCCATATAGACACCTGATTATTGGCAGGATTGCAGGCAAATAATAATGCCGCAATAAAAGAAATATCATTTGACCCGAAAGCAAGATAGATAAACGCGCTTATCAAAGCGTGTATACTCAAAGTCAATAGATGGTCATACTTAGGACAACTCTTATATTGTGCAAGCACCCACCTGAATATCTTTTCCCGCTTGTTCTTCATTATAGGGGGATTCTGAAAAGTCGGCAAGTCATCGCTTACATACCCAAGTTTTAATGTCTTTGCGTAAACTAATACATTAACCGCCAGGATTGTTATTATATTAAATATCATTTCACCTCCAAGAGTTCGGGGTTTTCATAGAGGTTTCCAATTATTTCTCCAACCCACTCACTATTTATCCCTACCCAACCCAATGAATTATCACAACAGCCACATCCCGCAGAATCAGACCACTCTACTAATTCCGGTATTGCTCCTTTCCATTCCCCCTTAACAATATCCCCCTCATAAATCTCTTTTCCATTCTTGTCTTTGAGTCCTGTAAATTCACAAAGATTCTTAAATTTCTTTTTATCCAAGGGAGGATTTATGCCCCAAATAGAAAAATATACCCAATTTCCTATTTCATTCATTGCCCTAAACTTTATCTCTCTCATATTACCTCCCGAAAAATTGATTAAGTCCTTCCTTTACAAGTAAACTCAATGTCTGCCAGCTGTCTATTCTCGAATGTTTTATCGCTGAAAACTTGAGAGCATTTCGCCAGTTGACCTTTATCATATATTTACGCTTCCACCTCATAAGGCTTTCGTTTGGTTCTTGCTTGCCTAATTTACAACCCAAATAATGCTGATAAACATTGATAAGAGTAATCGTAGGCTTGATTTCCATTATTAACTTTTCGATGTCTTTTAAGTCCTCTTGAGTTTCATCGGGGATATTCACAAGAAAGTTAGCCAATGAACGCACCTTGTATTTCTTACACCACTTAAAGACATTTCGAATCTGTTGTAGCGTAATTCCTTTCTGAAGTTCTTTCAATGACCTGTCTGAACCCCTCTCTACCCCGAAGTCTAATTGTATACAGTTCGCCTTAGCCATCTGCTTAACAGTTTCCTCATCTAAAGTATTACACCTTGAAGCGCAAGCCCAGACTAATCCTGTATTTCTAATAAGCAAACAAAACTCTTTTATTCTTTGTTTGTTAATAGTGTATAAATCATCAATGATAAAAAATCCTTTTATCCCGTATTTTGTTTTAAGCATTACCAATTCATCATATAATACTGAAGCCGGTTTCTGCTCGCCTTTAAAGTATTGCCACAAGGTAGCTGATGAACAAAAGGTGCATCTCGAAGGGCAGCCGAACCCGCTTACTACTTGACCGCAGCTTAACATCACTCCCCGGATAGCGTAAGGATTAGGCGTTGAGTAGTGTTTCATATCAATCAAGTCCCAACAAGCATAACCCGAATCTTGCCTGCCTCTTATTACTTCATCTGCCAAGCCGTCAAAATCTTGAGGGCGTAAAGTCGGATGTATTCCACCAACTATTATCTTAGCATCGCTTATCTTCCTGACATCAGCGATTAGTTGTTTCACCTCGTCATATTCCGTAGAATAGCAACTAACGCCAATAAGTTTAGGATTATGCACCACCACTTCATTAAGCATTTTAGCTTTTGATTGCGAAACCATCTCATCTCGATTCCTCCAAAACTTAGGATTTCTGATATGCTCGGTAAAAGGAAAATCAGCTATCTTAACTGACATACCTTGCTCCCGGTAATGACTGGCTACATAAAGTAAAGAGAAAGGCGGGCGATAGTGATTGTCGCTGCGTGAAGCAGGCGCCAATAACATTATATCTGTTTTCATCTTTGTAATCCCGCCTTTATTCCTCGCCAGATATATTTAATATCATCAACATTTCTGATATGTTTTAATTGATTAAACCAGAAGTCCGGGTAGCGCGCGACATTATAAATCTGCTTGACATATTTTCTATGTGCTTCGTTACTCTTGACCCCAGACACACAATAGAAACTTGCCTGGGCAGTCCGGGCATACCCTTTACGAAGCAACCAATGAACTACGCGTAATGTCCTTATTGCGTCTTCGTCTGTTTCCCAGGGATATCCGATCATCACTGCTACGTGGCACTCTATCCCTGACAATGCCGCCTTTATAATATACTTAACATCATCCGGCTCATTACCCTTGTGAATCCTTTGTAGAGTTTCGGAATTAGCACTTTCCAAACCAAATAAAAGCATACGAAAGCCACTCGCACGTAGCATAACATAATCCAAATCAATGCAGCGCATATTAGCAGAAAACCGCACCCCAATACCTTTAAGCCCTTTGCAAAAATCATTTAGCCACCCCCCTATTGGAAATGTTCC